TCAAGATAGAAAGATTCCTGATAACTAGCATCAACACCGGGCCTGGTCGAGAGGGAATTCTCCCACCCCCAAGCCCCAAGCGCCTGACCAAGAGTAGGCCACTCCATCACATTCAGTAAATCAGCGGCCCCCCCAGTGAACACTTGTTGCGTATCAGTGCCCAAATGCGCAAACACAGCGAACTCATCCCGAGCCGGACGCAAGGAATGCAGATGAACCTCGTACTCTACTACCAAGTACCCAGCCAAAAGCCCATCATCAGCCGAAGCCGCGCCGCTGGTTGACACCACCACCTTCCCCTGAAAACGCTTAGTCGGATCACGGAACGTTTCGCCCAGGTCAGAGGAGACGGATACAGGATGGGTCAGCCACCAAATCTTTTGATCTTCATTTTCCATCTTTGAAGACATCGGGATCCCAACCGAGCCAATGAAGCTGGTCTCATAAGCTCGCGTTTCAATCGCACCGATGGGATCACGCGCTAGCGGATCCTCAATATAGGCGGCCATCACCACACCGCTACGAGTAGCAGGACATCCGGGCACATAGCTGATTCGGATGCGCTGGAAACGGAATTCCTCAAAACCACCAGAAATCGCCTGCAATCGTGGCATCTCCATGACCAACGGATTCATGACCATGGAAAACTCCACGGAAGGCTCATTATGGCAATTCAACTCACGTACCAGTTCAACACCCTTAACAATCAGCCGTCCTTCGCCTGCTGACTCCCACGTCATACTTGACCGCGGCACACTCGCGTTCGAAAGCGCCACAGGGGCGGCACCAATGGCATTTCCTCCACGGCGCCTTCTTCGTCGCGCCTTGGCGCCTCCCACTTTACGTGGGGCAAGCGCCATTCGCCGGATTTCATTCTCCAGCGCAGCCAGGCGGTTGGCTGCTTTCTTCTGCTTCTTAGCAGACATCTTGGCCGAAAGAAGGCTCTGGGGACGTGGGGCGCAAAACTCCAAGTACCGCTCTTCCAAGCGAAACTCTCGCGGGAGTTGTTTCACAAAAGCGAGAAACCTCTCACTTCGCACGTATGAAGAGCGCTCATCACTAAATACCCTCGGAGCGAACTCCTCAAGGTAAACGATGCCTTGCATCTCCTTCACCTCAGGACTAGAACGCTCGTTACAAAGCATTAAGTGGGCTGCTCCTTTGCCAAACGTGACAAGCGATGAGAAGACATGACCATTCTCAACAACTGCGAACAGGTGGGAGCAAAACTCCCAACCCTTGCGCGCCAATTCACACCAAAGACCTTCCTGTGACGTTTTCGGGGGGATAGGTAAGGACGCGTAAAACCGATCAGCTTTCTCTTTGGCTGCTAGCGACTTGTAGAACTCTCCGGAATCATCACCCATGGTCTGCGCACACCAGGCACCACTTAGCCAGGCGAGAAAAGCACGCATGCGAGAATTATCCGAGCTAGTCGAAACTTTCCCGGACTGTTCATGCGGCCCTTTAGGCACAAGTGACCCATCAGGCAAAACACAGCCAGCTCGATCCTCCATCTCGTACCACCGCTGAAAAACAGTGAACCAGATCGGGGAGGGCACACGCTGGTCCGCCACGTACGCACGACAATGAGCGTTCTTACGACGGAGCGAATCCGACACAGTCCAATCCCAGAAGGGAAAGTCCCGAAAGACAGCCCACAACTGAGCAGACTCCTCAAGAAGCGGATCAGGGAGTGAACGGACGTACTTCAAAACGCCACCAGAATC